GTATCAGCTTGTCCAGATCCCATCGGATAGGGAATGTGGTTCATGTTAATATCATCGGATTTCATATTTTATATTTCCTGTATTGGTTTCGCTTTTTTCTCTTCTTCACAATTCGTATGGGTCTCTTTCTGAGGATCATACCCACACAGGCTTTATGGGCTAGCAAATCATTTTCGTTCTGATTGATTTCATAGAGGAGTAAATGAACTTCGGCATGTTGGGAAAGTGTCAAGCGCACGGTGTTGTCTTTGGCATTCACTCCATTCATATGACCAAATCGATCTATCCATTCGTGCTTTGGAATTATGTGATGAAGTGGCAATAGTCTTCTCCTGATTTCATTTTGACATTCCCCACCATAATCACAATCATTTCTACATCCTTGCTTCGCAAGTTCGGAAATATCTTATTTCATGAGTTCTTTATGATCTTCTTTCGGATTCATTCTGAGTCTTACATTCGGATTAAAAGATATCGGAATAAGAGTATATATATGTTCACCGATATTTTTCTTTCTTTTCAATCACTTGAATATGATTAATAGACTTGTTTTTCCGTGTCCTCAATTCGCTTCTTTCCGATGGTGTATTTTGTCACCAACACCCACTGTGGTTTCTCTTTATGTGAGATGATTTTGATCTGATGAAGAGGAGCCACGGTGTTCATGACTTCTGGGTTCACGAGTTCCACCAGTCCCCATTGAGCCAGGAGTCGAGCGATTGCATTGCGTCTATCATAATCATTCTGTGAAATATCAGTGGGTTTGCCATCCAGGGCGAACAGTTCCTTAAAGTGCATGATGTAATATTTTCCACGTTTATGGAGGATATGACAGGACTGATAGAGAATCTTCTCTTTACGAGAGGCGACACCAATACGAGAAAGTGTTTCACGGACCTTTAAGAAGTCGTCTGGAGATTTCAATGATACCTCGGCGCACGTCATGAGATCAATCATAGTTTGGCCCACTTTCAATGGTAAGTTGGGTGATGGTTTCTATCTGTTCTTTGGTGAGTATTCCTAGCGCCTCCTGCGCCTTCCGATCAGAACACTCAAAGAAGGTTTTCACTACATCTAAATCTTCACGGGTTTCAGGTTTCACCCAGGGAGCAAATGGGCGTCGTCGGTTGCGAATACTATTTAGTAAGTAGGCGAATTGCATGGTCTTGTTAAGATGGGGTCTTAAATTCATGGCATTGGCTTCCATGAGACAATCCAGATGATAAGACAGGGCTTTATTCACAGTGAATGGCTTATAGTCTTTCTCGGCCTGAGGATCAACCATCAGGTTGCGCTTGCCGAATTGGATTTCTTTTACAAAATCAAAGGGTGTCATAGTGTATTTTTTCCCATTTTAGTAAATAATTAGCTAATCGGAAAAGCTCTTGGGGATCATCACCAATTTTTCTATTACAATCATGACATAACCAATCTCTTGCCAACCCATTTTCATGATGATGGTCTAAGCACCAGGTGCCAAGTTTTTTGCCCCCGCATCCTTGCGCCTCTCTTTCATTTCTTAGGCATCCAGGACATTGGTGATCCTTGGCAGGAGGTGGAGTGGTTGCTCGTAATGCTTTGCGCTCCTTTGATAATTTCCTGGCGCACTTTCGGCATTCAGGCCTCAGATATACGCCACCTGATGATGGACTAAAATCTCTTACAGGAAGATTTTTTTCACACTTACTACAGAGTTTCAGGGGATCATCATCTATCATGCCTGGAAGTGTACTCATACCTTTTTCCTAATAGGATTTTCCATTTAATACATTCCTAATCCTATAAATTTCATAATGAGACTCTAGAGAAATTCGCATTGCAGCATCAATTCAACGAGGCAAGCCATCATATTTATTTCCTGATCGGCAACAAACGCCGATTTATAGCCATAATCCGCCAGACACAAAACAGCCTGCGGAATCGATACTGGCTTCAAGAAGGTATACATTCCATCATACAGCTTGCGATAGAGGCTTGTGGGGTCAATTGGGTGGCTTCCCACCCACTTCCTGAGCGCACCGAAGTCTTTGGCCTTCATATACTGCACAACCTCGGTGAGTTCTACGTCTCCTAGATGGGCCAGTATGCCCACGTCAATCTTGCCGAATTGTGAATATCTTTGTAATTCATTGATAATCCTGCGAAAGTCTGGGAAGAACTTTTTGACAAATTCCACGACAACCTTCTGATCGTATTCCACTTTCTCAGTTTTGAGGATCATTTGCACCCGCGCATAGAATTCTGCGGCCATTTTCTGCTTCTCTCCGCTCTTGAGGGTGAAATCTATCACCGCACAGCGGGAATGAAGTGGATCGATAATACGGTGCTTGAAGTTGCATGTGAAGATGAACGAACAGTTACCTGTGATGAGTCCATTAGCTAAGGTGAATGAGTGAGTATTTGGTTCCTCCAAACAGAATACTTCGTCGGTTCCCCAATATTCTTTTGATCGAACAGAGGATATCTGTTCGGTATCTATGGTTACAATAAACAATTCCTTGCTGTTGGGGTATCCTCCCAATCCTTCTTTCCTTGAAGTCAGACCGGTGACTTTATAGCCAGCGTAGGCGGCATAGTCAATCAACCAATCAACGGCATCCTTTCTTATTGTACTGATTTGTTTTCGGTGTCTATGATCCTTATATCCATCAGCTAACCACCATCCATAGATGAATCCTTTGATATAAGATGGATCGTTCGTAAATGGGACTTCTTTGGAATATGGGAAATATCCCAATTGAAAAGTGGGATCACCATTAGCGGAAGGCGGATAGGTAGGCTCATACCCCTCATTTATAAGAAGATCGAACATTTCTCGTTGTACTCTGTCTTGTTTACAGAGTCGTATTGTTGAGTATACTCTTCCTTGTCTTGGAAGAATTGTTCCATGTTGATGGTTGTGATGACCGTATCCATCACCAAAAATAATACCATGTACAATACCCCTGGGGTCCATCATTTCGGAAGATGATCCATTTGCAAGTTTATCCCCAATTTTCAATGAATTGGTTTTTGTTCCATCTTCTAGAAACCAACTGTGGTTCTCTGTGGCAATAACTTCCTGATGAAAGTTCTTTGAGTTTGAATTGAATTTACCAAAACTATATCGGTATAACGGTTGAACTCCGTAAGAACGGATGAGCACCTTTCTCCACACCCCATCGATGGATTTTATCGTAACCTCTTTCCCTGCTAGTTTACCTATCTCTACTGGTCCGTATTCAAGCGTTAGAATTTTTGTATTTCGGTGTAGACAATTACTCGCAAACTCTTCCATCGCGTTACGCAACGCTGGTTGAGTTGAGGTGGGATTAAGATAATCAGCCTCGTCTATGATAATTACTTTACGACCACCGGCCAGGGACATTGAAGAGGCATAATTTTTGATCTTGGATCTGAACACGTCGATGCCCGATTCGTCTGATCCGTTAATCACCATGTAATCACAGCCGACTTCTTCACACATGGCTTTGGCAATTGTGGTCTTGCCCACTCCAGGCCCACCCGTGAGCAGAAGATTGGGGATCGCTTTTTGTTTCACATATTCGGCAAAGGGGAGTTTGAGTCGGTCTGGAAGAATACAATCTGCCACTGTGGCGGGTCGGTAGCGTTCAGTCCATAGTATATGCTTGAGCATCATTCACCTCATTATGTTTGGGAATCATAGTGTATTTAGAAGCCACAAAACCCGAAAATCATGGATAGATCTTCGGGTTTCGCAACATCTCTATAACGATTGAAACCTTACTTGGTCTTGGTTTCAGTGGCGATCCAGTATTGAAGTTTGCGCTCTTGATTTTGGAAATGTGCAGCACCCCCATTTGATAACGTCACGGCATAGGTGCCTGGGAGTAATTTCCAGTTTTCTGTTTTGAAGATAAATTCAAAATCTTCACCAATCCACGGTCCCACCGTTAATGTGTCGGTGTGTGCCGAATTGTCGTGAACGTCCAGTGTACGTAACGCCATTTGTCCCCCAGTGCCAATCAGGGCGATGTTGGGGCTACCGAGTATGCTGGCTGTTTTTAAGACCCAGGCTAGGTCTGGTTCAGTGAGGAGGAACGAGGCATCTTGACTGGGAAGCTCGATGTTCTTCTCTGGTGGGGTCTTCATCATCGATGAATCACAGCAACGATAGGTGATCTTGCTACGTCCACCAAATCCAGACACCACAACATCATTTTTATGAAGACTCAATTCTGGTGCACTATCAATCGATAGAATCGAGAGAAGTTGATTGAGATCCTGTACGCCGAAATCTGCGGGAACGGTTTCATCGATAGTCGCTTCAACGAGAATCGTCTTGCCTTTGTTGAGCGTTCGAAGGAGATTACCCTTCTTGAAAAAGATCGAGGGGTTAATGCTCGCATAATTCTTGAGAATGTTGAGTGTGTTCTTTGAAAATTTCATAGATACCTCACAGGTTAATAATAAATTGAGTATAACACAACTAAATGGAGAAGTCAATCACATTCGTATGGCTTGGTCGGAGGACATTCGTGATGGAGTAGATTCCACAAACAAATCTTGTTGTGTGGCGATGTGTCGTACATTGTCTTGGAGCACCTCCAGAGTGCTATCATTGTAGATCGTATGATTGATTGGAGACCCAATCCAATCCCACTCTGATTGGTGAATGCCCAGTTGCTTCATATAGTCGATTGCGCGGGGATCACCATTGTTGGCGTCTTCTGCGACGAGAAACCATTCGGGGTCAGGTCCGCGTCTCACCCGAATAATGATCCCACCCGCCTTCTGAATTGCAGCAATTTCATTTTTGAATCGCACATCAGTTACGATGGTTGATCCCGTGCGTTGATTGGCGCGATTGATAAGTGAGACCACCCATAGGTCTTGGTGAAATATATTGCGCCCCGCTTCGGTGCCCATAAGTTGTAAGGCCATCCGAGGTGAAAATGGTTTACCAAACTTCAGACTCCAGAATTCGTCTGGTTGTTCGCGCCAGACTCGTGAAGCTGGTGTGGCCCCCTCAAGATTACTGCGATCCCACCCGAAGATTGCCGCGACTGCATCCTTGAGTGGTGCCGCAAAAGAATCCTGGGTGAACCCACTATAATGTGCGAACATTTCCCCCACACTGCCTTTGCCAGAACCTATGAACCCAACCAATCCCACGATCATGAAGTCACCTTTTTACATTTCCATTGTTTGTGGTGGGATCGTTTGCCCTGGGATACTAGGGTCATGGCACTACCCCACAGACCATTCTCTTTGCAGAATACCTCAAGATTATGGATTGTCATTTCCACACCTTGAGGAGTGGTGATAATCCAATTTCTTGCTGACCGTGTTGTTCCGAGCATCACCTCTGAACTCAGCAGCCTGGTTGCCGCCGTTCGCTTTTTGCCTCGTAATTTCTTGGCCCGCTTCTCTATAGTTTCTGCTGATTGTTTTCTGCCGGTCTGTCTGGCTATAGTTGCTGCTACTCCTAATGCTGTCTTTTCTTTCTGGATTTCTTCTTTATCAATTTGACCAGATAGTGCTAACCAAGCAAGACGGTCCCCCTTTCTTTTGTGTTGTTCCCATAGAACCCTATGGGCCTCAGCATGTTCCAGAATAGAAAGGTAGACAATGTTGGTGGGATCATCAGTCCCACCCGCATGTGTAGGAAGTATATGGTGTTTGTGTTTCATACTTCTTATAACTTGCCTGTTAAATCTGCTATGCGGGCCATATTTCCTGTGAAGGCATAAGTTCCAACATGTTGTGTCTGGACCCATGGGCACAGCCAAATCTGTCCACCGATTCTGCGATACCATTGGCAGAACATATAATCTTCCGAAAGATAGCGTTCAGAAACTTTATCAATCACGGTATCAAAATATGCCGTGATATAGCGATCCCCAGAGAAATTCGCCTGTCCTACGTGGTCTGGACGATACTTGAGTTCTGGATAGGCTGCTGCGAACATCGGGAATACTTCGCGCTTCACGAGCATATAGCCGGTTCCGATTTCCATGACTTCCAATGGTTCAGAGACCTGAAATCGTTCTGTTCCCTTGACCACATTGAACACATAATCACCCACCACGTTTTCCAATTCCTTTGGATCAAGTTCAGGATGAGTGCGAGCCGCAGCCGCAATATTTCCCCAGTTTAAGGCTTTCTTGGGATAGGGCGCACCTATCACATCTTTATTCAGGGCCATCATGGCAATGATATCCTGGGGGTTGTAGTGGATATCAGCATCGAGGAAAAGGAGATGGGTAAAGTCTGTCCTGAGGAATTCATCCACAAGATAATTACGGGCTCTGGTAATCAGCGACTCGTTAAAGATGAAGGAAAATCGAGAGGTGATGCCGTATTGTTGAAACAATGTTTGAAGATCCAAGCAAGATTTCATGTACATCCCACAACACATACCACCGTACATGGGTGTGGCGATGAAGATCTTCTGCTTGCGTAGTTCTTCGATGTCGATTTTAATTTCCAAAGGTCACCTCCGATTGAATAAAGTAAATCATCTGATAGTATATAGGCGTCAATGTTTTCGATCTTTGAAAAGATAGTCAGCGAGTTTGACCATCAGGACAAACAACAGAATCATTAACAAAAATTCTAAAAAATCAGCCTCGGTGTTTGTCATGCTGATCCAATTGTGTCATTATTTAATCCGCTGAGGAGCACAACTTGTACTCCAGCTTCGTGATAGAGGGTTTGACTGAGTTCGATAGATTTTTCCCATCGGGGATTGAAACTCAATGGAGCCACCACTCGTCTGATTCCTGCATTGATGATAATGGCTGTGCATTTTGAGCACGAAAGAAACGGCCACAAATAAAGGGTGGTGCCATCGAGGGGTTGAGTGGCGAAAAGCAAGGCATTGATCTCGCCGTGGACAACCATGGAATACTTTGTTTCACGATCATTCAGCCGCTCTGGGGTGTCTTTGACTCCTCTGGGAAAGCCATTGTATCCCATAGAGATTACCCGATTGCGCTTATCCACAATGACCGCGCCCACTTGTGTGCTTGGATCTTTCGACCAGAGGGAGATGTGTTTGGCAAGATCAACAAATCGGAGATCCCATTTTCTAAATGATGTCATATGTTCCTTTGTTTTGTGTAGAAGAATCTCAGCGGGGACTTGTGTGCCCATTTCGGGTAAGGTCGTGCCCAAAAGAGACTCTTCTACATGGTATGGTGTAAGCATCCCAGCGGGTTCTCTTGTGCCCATTTCGGGTAAGTCTGCCGGTCGTGCCCAAAAGGAATGCTTACATTAAATTATAAAGGAAGAGACTCAGTGGGTGTGATCGTGCCCATTTCGGGTTCACTTGTGCCCAAAAAGAATCTCTTCCCGTAATTCTTTACTTCGTATGCCGAATGCCTTTCGAGATGTCGGACGAATTATTTTCAAACACCCTTTTCTGACCGGTCTGTTGGTGATATCCGCTGCCATCTTTCCATCCGACTTGCGCGGAACAAGAGCCGTTGCTTTTCGTATCATCGCTGGAAGCAGATCGTGCATTACGGAGGCTCGCTGAATTGATCCCTTTGCACGACCATATAATCCCATCATCTTATCAAACACACGTCTCCCATGCCCAAAACACACCTCAGCGACAATCAACATTTGTGAATATGCCGCATTGGTAGGAAATTTATGTTTCTTGAGCCAAGGGTGCTGGTCTTTATATTTCTTGTATCGTGCATCTCTGATTCGTGTTTTGATTTCCATTGCAATGGCTACGTGCAAGTTGTGTCGTGCTCTGTCTTCTTCTTTTATAAGAAATTTTCCGGTGATAGGATCGCGGGGTTTGAATTTTCCCTGGTGGTATCGATATGGCATCGTCACTGTATCGTAGGCGATAAGCCAGATTACTTTGGCATCGTTTTCGTTGGTTTTGATTATATCACCCAAATCACTTCGACAATTTTTTGTTTGGTTTGGGTTGATCGTTCCTAATGTTACTCCACCTTCTTCAGCGATCCTCAGAGCATTATTGTAATCTTTGAATCGGTAGCTTCCCAAAGATGATTCAGCCGCAATGTGTGCTCCAGCACCACAATGTTTTACCACATCCTCCACCATCTCAGATATGGAGTTGTATTCTATAGCGTCTTTGTTCATGCTGTAAACTAAATGACATATACTGCCATAGTCTGCCGAAAGTTCTTTACCTTGTGGGACATCTTGAGTTTTTATTTTTCGCTTTGCCATAATATAATTTCCTTTTAGTGTAGAAAGGCGTAGGGAGTCATTGCAACCCCCTACGCCGCTATCTAAGAGCGGATCGAACTAAGGCTTAGTTCGCGCCCACTGGAAGACTATACACATAACCCTTGCCGCGCTTTGATGTCACGATGGCATGACCTTCATCACGAAGCTGAGAGACGCGAGCAGAGACATTGCTGATGCCAAAGCGAGCCCGTGCTTGCTTGACGCTCAATGTCACTCCTACACTCTTTGAAAGGGTCGTTAGAATCCGTGACTTCGCTGAAACCGCCATAATACACCTCATAATTAAAAGTCGCAGTAAAAGGAGCGCGACCATCCTCCATAATTTTAACTTGCCACCGAGAATCTCAGTGCATCAGGAACCATATGGGGCTACATGATATCCTCCATTTCATACACAGTATACCACAACTGACCAGCGATGTCAACAACTATTTTAGTTCAAGTGCATCACGGCATCGAATTCGGCCCCAGCCCCTACGTCTTTCTTCAGTTTTGGGGTCCATCCGTTCAACTCAATGTAGAACCGGAAATAGATACGGTCTTCAATGGGTGTGGCTGGCAGTTCATCGCGCATCTCACCCAGGCCCACAATCCACTTCGCCAACTGCAACTTACTTGCCTCATCCACTTCTTCTATCTTGGGAAATTTCATGGTCTTTCCTTTCGTTGGTGTTCTTTGAACCGTTCCACCAGAGACATCTGTTCTATCCGGTATCGTTCTCCAGGATCATCTGCCACTACCACCACCGGTACGACTTCTGGCACCGCGTAGATAGTTGCGGCTTCATCCGCAATCACGAAGCAGTATAAGACTGCTTTGACGATTATAAAAAGTGTGGCAGCATCCATATATTCCCCCTGGTTAGGTTGTCGTGTTCACGGGATCTGGAGCCACTGCATTTGGATCTGGAGCCATCGTGTTGGCGACCACCACCGTCTCATCCACCTTTGTGTAAAGATCGATGAATGACTTTTTGGTCTCCGCATCGAACCGATTGAGACAGTATGTGATGGACTTCAGCCGATCACCGTTGAAGATTGGGTATGCTCTGGCAATGTGCACCAGGCGACGAGTAGAGATCACCTCACTTGTAGCTCCCTCTTCATCGTGGGCCTTGCGAATCGTTGTTGCCCAAATGACCAACTTATCTGCGAAATCGTCATCTCCGCGACCGGCACTTTCCAATTCCTTTTTCACAATTCGTCGCTCGACATTGTTTGGGGCCCACTCTTGTTCGAATGTAATCGGGAATCGTTCCAAAAATGCTTCATTCAGCACGTTGGTGAACATGTATCGGCCATCTTCAGAACCCTTGCCTTTGGTGTTTGCAGTGGCGAAAATCTGGAACCCAGGAGCAGGCTCGACAATTTCACCCTTCTTCTTCAGCAAGAAAGGCTTGCCTTCCAGGACACGCTGTAAGCAGGAAAGATTTTGTGCGCCATAATCAATTTCATCGATGCAGAGCACCGCGCCACGTCTCGCGGCCACCGTCACAGATCCATCGCGCCAAACCATCTGATTATCGATGAGCACATAATTACCGAGCAGATCACCCTCATCGGTTTCTGGTGTCATGCTAACGCAGATGTATTCGCGTCCCAACATCGCGCAAGCTTGTTCCACACTCATGGACTTTCCATTACCAGAAGGACCGGTAATGAATACTGGGTAAAATTGTTTGGACATCACGATGGCTTTCAGATCATCGAAGTTTCCGAAGGGTACGAAGTTTTTATACTTCGCAGGTACGATACCCTGATCTTCAAGGTCGGTGGTCATCGATGTGATTCGAATCTTGGCAGGTTGCATGGGATGAGCCAAGGATTGAAGTGTGGGATTCAGTTTCATAGCCACCACAGCCAACTCTTCTTCTTTCGCGGGAACCATAGGAACCAGTCCCCCAGGCACTGTATACATTCCACGACTGGCCCGATTGGCCTTATCGGTAGTGAACCACTGTGGCACCTTGAGATCATTGGTTGAACAGAGATCCAAAATCTCCTGCTTGCTCACTACGTCTTTGCCGGTGGATACCAGGAGAGCGATAAACTTTTCACGATTTTCCTTCTTAACACCCATTATATAATTCCCCCTTTGTTAGAAAACTCACTCATCATGTATTCAGTATACCAGTGCCTTATTCAGTTGTCAAGTGCTAAAAATGCTCTATTTTTCATGTAGTTAGGTGGCCATGAGTTCAATGAACCGACTGACCAACACTCGGCTGACTGATTTTCTTCGGTTGACCTTCTTAAAAGCTGAAAGTAATCGTGATGGTGTCCAGGCCTTTCCGGTATTGATAAGTTCTCCGCTTTCCGTTTTCAGTTGACCGGCCCCAGGGATGAAAAAGAATCTGGTATAACCTTCCGACCAGGATTCAACGAACTTTTCCTCCAGCACTTCTTTTGCTAACTTGTCCGCCAGAAGAGCTTGATCGGTTGAAATATCGTAGCGACTGGTGCTCCCCAAAGCCACACCCAACTTGTTCCGATACATTTTGAACAGAGGATGTTTAACTTCTTTCGTAGTCGATCCGCTGATATAAAAACCAAACACACCACAGTTCGTTGTCATTTGAATCCACTTTAATAATCCAATCGTTAAGCCGTTATAGTCCCGATTCAGAGGAATGTCGAGTTCTTCTTTAGCATCTCGGATAGTTACTCGTTGACGTTCCGGTTCAAAATGATCTCGTGATTCTGCATGTCCTGCGCCTCGATACATGCAGCGAGTAGAATCCGCATCACCATCATGCACGATCACGGCATTGACGATATCCAAGCGGTGCATCATTTTGAAGTTTCGGAGTACATCACGCAAGACCACCAAGGCCTCATTGAGTGGGGTAGAACCCATATCTTCGTGGTCTGGTCTTCCATTGTGACCACTACTCCCACCTAATGACTGGGCCACCTGCAACTGATTCATCATGGCTTGGTTGAATTCTGCTGCTTGCATTTTTGAATTGAGCAACTCACGGAAATCAAAATCCTTCATGACGATTTCCCCAGCATTCTTACTGAAGGGTGCCAAAGTAGCTCTTCCGAAAGCGCGAGTTCCAAAATCAAACTCGTGGGCCCTGCCACCAGTTGTCGTAAAGCTGTAGGCTGCGAATGGGATATTCACTTTGCGGCAGAAAAGTGCCATGATAAGAATCTGTTCAATGGCAGCTTCCATATGTTGCGCCATCGAACCAGACTTATCCAGGATCAGTACCAAGCCATGGGACTTGCCTTTATTGACGATCATGAGCCTTTTGAAAATGTTGTCTTCCAGTCTGTAGTTTGCCAGTTTGTTGATATTAATATCGCCTGAATCAGATGTTTTAGCCAGAGCATATGACCGAGCCGCTTTCTTCATTTCAAATTCTTTGGCCAGCAACATGATATAATCTTCGTTCTTCTTTTTGAATGCGTTCAGTGCTTTCATTCCCTCTACTCTGTAGTTGGAATAATACTTCGAAAGTTCTCTGTTGACGATGGATGCAGGAGACACACAATCTTTTAGGTTGGGTGTTGGAATCTTGACATAGACTGATTCTACGTCATCAATCTCAACTAAGTTTTCTTCTTTCTTGCGGAATTCTTCATCGGTTTTAGCTGAAGGAACAAAATCTCCGCTGGCGCTTCCATCACCCACACCATCGGTATCTGAGACATTTTTGGCATCCTTAGATTCTTTTTTAGCTGTGCTACCGTTTCCCTTTCCCTTTCCCTTTTCTACTGTGGCATCATCGGCCTTCTTTTCCTTGTCATCCTTGGCATCGTCCCCCTCACTATCAGATCCCTTTCCATCCTTCTCATCTTCACCATCCCCATCTTCAGAATCCCCACCCCCATCTTCAGAATCCCCATCTTCATCTTCGCCATCCTCATCCCCATCTTCGCCATATTCACCACCGTCTTCGTCGTCATCACCCCATTCAGCTTCTTCTTCTTCGCGCTCTTTTTCAGCTTCCTCATCCAACTGGCGCTTCAGTTCTTCCTTTTTCTTTTGACCTTCTTGCTGTTCCTCTTTGCTGTACGTGTAGATTTTCTTGGCGAGCACTACAGTGTCGTCCCAGGTTTCCAATTCCTGCATTTCCTTTTCGAATGGTTTTTCTGCTGCCGTGAATCGAATGTTCAGCAACACTCCCACCTTGGCCGAGAGATTGAGCTTATCGATAAGGTATAGATTGTTGTAGTCTGAAATGGCCGAGAGACCAAAGAAGTCTTTAGCCATCAATTGTTTGTAAGCATTCGACATCGGGCGGCGAATACCAGGATACTGTCTCTTCAGTAATTTTTCAATTCTGGCATCTTCTACCACGTTGAGAAAATGTTTGAAGGCTTGTTGCTCTTTTTTGGAAGCCTTTTTGTTGCCACCTTGGTAGACCAGCGAATCATGCCAACCTTGCAGTGGGGTACGGAGTGCATGAGAAATTTCGTGTCCCATAAGAAGATCGTATAAATCCCCGCTCATATCCTTCCACATCGGACAGCGCAACACGCGATTTTTCAAATCAAAACTTGCTGTGGTGAACTTGCCGTTGTGTTCGACGCGAATATTTTCAGTGGCCATCAACTTAGCCAACATCGATTTAGTAGCTACGGTATACATTCCCTTGTTCTCCTCTGGTGTTTTCTTGGTGTCCATGGTCTAACTATACCGGAAGAGTCCGAAAAAGTCAAGAAGATTAGAGAATTTTAATGTGGTATGGTAAGTGGTTGATTTTATTGAGAATGGGTCTATGATCCCGAACGAATTTTCGGCATCATAGACCTTGGGGTCGTGGGGCTAGCAGATCGTCGTTCCTGGGTCAATTGTGGCGGTTCTGGGACGTATTATGTGATTCGGTTCGATTGCACAGCGGTTATGGGTGTTTGTTGTGGCATATTGGTGGTTTTCCCATAGTCCTTGTCCTTGCCACTAAGTCTGAGGCTTTGGGCCTTCAAATCCACAACACGCTTGATTTTCTTGAATAATTTCTTTCTTTTCGTCTTGGCCATCTGTAATGTGAGATTTCCGACCAATTTGGTATAGAGTCTTCCTTCAAGATGATCGTATTCATGCTGGGCAATTCTCGCAGTCGCGCCGTTCCAGGTCGCTTCCACTCGTTTCCCGAATTCATTGGTGTACTTTATCCGAATCGTTTCGGGCCGTGTGATAGACAAATACAATCCTGGGAACGATAGACACCCCTCTTTTACGAAGGATGTTTCTTTAGACGCTTCGACGATCACCGGATTGATACACACAATTCCACCCACCATGACAAACATGCGGTAGGGGAATCCACATTGTGAGGCTGCGAGTCCTACCCCACCATAATGAGACATGGTGTGCAGTAGTTGATTGGCGAAATCAATGACGTTTACTGGGGGATCTGCCATATTGAAGTCCGACTGTTTCATGTTCAACATGGGGTTCTGGTCGTTATACAAAGTAAGCAACTCTTTGGGCTTCTTTGTAATCTCCACCGGCTTCTCGGTATTATATACAAACGTCTTGGGGGTTTGGTCTATCAATGTTGTGTCCATATGTTCCTCGTGGGTTAGGGTACAATGCGTGAAAAGTTTTGCTGAGTGCTGAATCGAATAACACTACGGAATTTATCTTGAAGCAAATCACCCCGATGTGAAATCACAAATACGTTTGTTGCGTCCAGTGCATGAAGAATTTTCATCAGTTCTTCGGTGCCTGCATTATCGAGGCTGGAATCAAATACCTCATCGAGGATCAAGATATTCGTATCAGCGGAATTCTTCAATTTGGCTACGGCTCTCCAGGTGAGCATGAGCGCCATGTCAATTCTTTGTTTTTCACCCTCTGAAAACGAATGATAGGTGAATTCGTCGCGGTGCCTAGACTTGATGGTTTCTTTGAAGGTTTCATCAAGATTAAAGTTCACGAAGAAATCCATAATCCCCAGGTATTTATTCGCCAGCGTATTGATAATGGGGAGATACTGTCGAATGATTTTTGTCTTGATTCCCGTATCCTTCAAGAGTGCTCCTGCCGCATCATAATATGTGGACAATTCAATCAGGTCTTTTCGTGAGACTTCAAGCCGGTTCAATTCCTGTTGGTGGTCCAGGAGTCTGCTTTGTTCTCGCTCCGTGGACTGATGACTGGATTTGAGACTGACCAGTTTGGCATCGATCTTTGCGTTGAACTTTTCAATTTCCTTGGTTGAGGTGAGATATTGTGCCACTTCTAGTTCATGATTAGAAATCTCTCGCTCAATCCCCTCAATTTCTTCTAACCGGTTCTGTGCATCTAAGAATCGCTTTTCCATCTCTTTCATGCCGACCTGGCATTCATTGACTTTTTCCCCCAATTCCTGCAACTGCTTCTCGGTGAAGTGTGTATCAATCACTTGCATACAGGTTGGGCAGTTCTCCTCGGTTTCGTAGAACTTAATAGTCTTCTTGTGCTTGCTCATGAGCGCCTCTAGTTGCGCTTCTAATTGGGTGGCTTTTTTAGAGGATGCTAACACCTTCTTTTTGTCGGTAATGGTGAGGTTGAGATCCATGATGGCTTGCCCGTGCACTATAATTTCTCTCGCCAGTCGGTTGAGTTCTTGTGTGTTGTGGTCGCGTTCAGTGCGATAGCTATTTGCTAGGGCCTCTGCGTCTTGTTGGACTTCGATGATATAGCGTTCTTGTGTGGTGATTTTTTCTACCGTGGCGTCAATCAGTGCCTTATTCACAACCCGCTCAGTCATAAGTGAGGAGAGTTTCGTCTTTGCCAATTTGTTCATCAATGAAAAGATTTGTATATCCAGGAGATCTTCGATCACAGCGCGACGATCCTGTGCGGCCAATTGCATAAAGGGCGTGAAGGATGCTGATCCCAGGATGACAATTTGGGTAAAGGATTTGTAGTTAAGCTTCAGGATGAATTTTTCTAGATAGTCCTGATAATCCTTTGATTCAGCTTCCTGATTGATAAGTGTCCCATCGCGGTAAATCTCAAAAACAGTGGGTTTGATACCTCGGATAATCTTATACTCGTGGTTCTCGGAATGAAATTCTACTTCAACGGACAACCCCTTGAGATTGATAGAGTTCACCAAGATGGGTTTGCCGATGTTGCGGAATGGGGTATTGAACAGGGCGAAGCATAGAGCATCCAACATCGTGGATTTTCCCGATCCATTTACCCCCACAACAAGCGTATTCTGCGATTTGTTGAGTTCAATTTCTGTGAAGTTATTCCCCGTACTTAGGAAGTTTCGCCATCTTAGCTTAGTAAATTCAAGCATTATAAAATCGCCGTTTCTTCATTGACAGCTTCCACATATATTTCTTGTAGAAGGCCTTTGAGTTTAAGGGGCTCTACTCCACCTGGCATCGTCATTCCATCCACACATTTGCGAATAATCGTGATAGTGTCTTCTGCTTGGTTGACATCGGGTTTTGTATCATCGGGTGTCGGCTCGCTGTAGTCTTCCACCACGGTCACATCTAATGGGTCCGACTTGTAGAGCGCATCCATCACGTTCTCAAAGAGATAACGATTCTGTTTCCGTGTCACGACAATCTTGACATAGGAATTGGCATATGGGGTGAAATCGTGATTCTTCCAGAATTCAAAGTTTTGCACCGAATCGTCATACACTAATTTATGAAAGAGCCGATAGGGGTTCTGGATAAACGTCAACTCCCTCGTTTCTGTATCGAAAATGTGGAATCCACGAGGATCGTTATAGTCCGCCCACGTAATCTGGTACTGATTGCCCAGGTAATAAATCAGTCCATCACTGGAGCGATGGTGGAAGTGTCCACTGATGACCATATCGAAGCGTTCAAAGATACTTCGATCAGCGCCAACCAGACAGACATTTCCTTGATCCATTTGGAATCCGGTGATTTCCAGGTGTCCAAGAATGACTGGTGCGGCTGTGGTTTCAAGATATTTCATTGCCACATCATGATTGCCTGAGTTGATCCAGGGCACCAAGGCAACCAGAAGACTGCCATATTGCATATCCTGGGGTTCACTGAAAATACGGACGTTCGGATATTTAGAGATCAATTCCTTTAAGGCATTCACGTCATTGGTATTGCGGTAGTAGCAGTCATGATTTCCAGTGAGCAAGTCAATGGGAATCTTGAATTCGTTATTTAATCGATCAAAGAAGCAAGTCTGCCACTTATCCCAAATGGCAAAGTTGATGAACTTGCGGCGATCCACCACATCACCAAGATGCACCACTCGATCTACCTTGTGTTCTGCGAGGGCTGGAAAGAAGATGTTGTCCCAGAATCGAAAAAAGAAATCATTGATGTGGGGATTATCACCTCTGGCTCCAGCATGAGTATCTGATATCAAAGCCAATTTCATAACCGTCCACCTTTCCGTCTGTTTGCATTCATTGTAAGAATCTGTAAGTTGTCTTGATGATGTAATCCACCTCTACAAATAGGAATAATATGGTCTACTTCGTGAGGTATTCCTGTAGAACGGGTCAATGCTCTCGCTTCTTCGTATAATATGAGAATAGCTTGGGAATTGGCAGTCGATGGAGTTTGTTGTAACAACTTCGTTCTCCTGCCACTCTGGTAAGCTGTTTGATAAGATTTTACTCTTTGTCTTTGGGCCTGGACTTTTTCAGGATTATTCTTTCTCCAGATTATCAATCTCTTCTTTGTTTTTTCTGGACTTCTATATCTATCCATCGTTCCATCAAAGAGTTTAGGCGCATTTCTTATATTTGAACAACTAACACAGCCAGATGAAGAAACTCGCTTCAATGTGTTTTTGCAGTTCTTACAAGGAGTTAAGCTTTCATAAGTTTTATCTCCTCTTCCCATTGCCGCAATCCTATTAAGGCGAGACTGGGGTGAAAACTGATTTGCCATTACTTATCTCCTATGAATCTAAGAGTGCCACTGCAAGCACTGATTTTCATTTTCTTGCGCTTCTTAGCCTTGCGTGATTGCTCAAATGCTTGAATAAAGTCGCTGATATTTTCATAAACTGAAAACGGTCGGCCAGCCCCATGTCCCAGTTCTTCAAGATCGTGGCGTTCAGTGGGTTGTAAGAATCCCAACTGCTCGGTGGCCTTGTACTTCACATAGAGTTCTTTCTTCTCTTTGCTGATTCGACGTAAAAAGGCCCATGCGATAATCTGGGTGAAATAAGCGAAGGGATGTTCTGATTTGGCTGGATCAAAATTATGTCCATATTGGATACAATTTTCTACCGCATCGGCAACCATATCTTCACGAAACGTATAGGACATGAAATTGGGTTTGCGTGATAGATGCTCGGCAATCTTGAGAAAACAGATGCCGATGTATTCATTGAATTGAGGAGCGGGTTGTCGTTTTTTCTTAGCCGCTGCAACGGCTTTGCGGTGTTTAATCAGTGCGGCGAGCAATTCTGCGTTGTTGACATATTCATTGCGGATCTTAGGTTTTGGCATAAATTCCTTTTTAGTGTGATGTTGAAGGATCACCCCATCCCCCATTTTCGTCTTCAAAGAGTGCAATAACTTCAGGAGAAACCTCTGGGGAGGAGATAAAGATGTCTTTCTTCTGGCGATGCTTCGAACTATGATACTTATCTACATGATATTTTTCAATCGCTTGAATTTGTGCGGTGAAATCCTTTCCAAATGATTTCATTTTATCGCGTTCGGTCTTGGCCCATGCGGTATAGAAACTAACCATCTCTGGGTTTGGCACCATTGTGCCGGTTAAGAGATGTTGGGACAGAGTAATATGGGTGTTGGTCATGAGTTCAGAGGGAAGCCATGCGGATAGCATGAATCCCAGGACTCCATGGGGACCACGTTCCACAAGAATAACCGCAGGGGTAATGAACGTAGCGAGACCAGGCTTGGTCTGGTCATAAGACACCTCTGAAATAATAATTTCTCCACGCTCCATGAGGAGCATAAGCACCTTGGATTCGATCATATGTGGTCCTTTAGTAGTTGGAGGTGAGTGAAGAGTAATTATACCACACTCATCACTTTATGTCAATCAAATATTGCTTGAATTCGAATTTCTCGCTACTGTACATCTCTGCTCTGTGCACGAAATGCTTGATGAGAAAGTTTTGTCGCTTCCCAATGCGGAGATCATCTACAATATCGAATAAAGTTGCATGGGTCTTTCCTGTAGACGTTCGTAGTCCACGTCCAATCGTTTGGAGATTTCTAAGTCTGGATTTTGAGGGAGCCGCAAAAATGACGTTATTGAGGTTGGGAATATTGATACCCGTGCTGAATGTACCATAGGATGCTACAATAATGGCATTGGTGTGAGCCTCCATGAGTTTACGAATCTCTTCACGTTCAATTGTATCCACTCCTCCATAGATGAAATACACCGGACGATCAGGTTTGGCGTGAGCCGCAATATCATCATACATGGGTTTCCCGTGCTTTTTGACAAGCTGAAACATCACCAGTGTGTTGCCTTCTAATGACAGGGCGAGATTGCGAATAAATTTCGCTCGCGGAGCGTAATTCACGATAAAATCATACTCTGCTTGATAATCTGATTTTCTATGGGCCGCACAGATAGGTTCGGGGTATTTCAGGATTAGGCACTTGATTTTCAATGGTGCCAATTTGCCAGAATCCATCAATTGTTTGGTGGTAGCAGGGACAAACACGGGTCCAAAATGACCTTCTAAAACAAGCTGATGGGTCTTGGTACCGTCTAATGTTCCGGTCGTGCCGACCCGTACATCAGCATTCGTGAGATTAGAAAGGATTTGAGTGAGGGACTTAGCCTTGAACTGGTGGGCTTCATCACCAATCACAAAATCAAACTGCTTCAGGTATTCTGGATCTTGCCGGTGCAACGTCTGCCAGGTAGAAATAGTCAGGAAATGCTCACTTTTCTTTTCTTTTCCTGAGTACATCCGATGCACATACTTATCCACATTCCATCCATACTTTTTGAAGTCGTCAAACAATTGTTCCACCAGTGAAGTGGTCGGAACAATAATAATGCCTTTGATATGACTGAGGAGGAGTTGCCGCACGATCATGTAAATGATAAGTGACTTGCCCGATGCTGTGGGACTCACAATGAGAATGCGACGATTGCGAATAGTCTTGGCAAATGCTTCGATTTGATAATCGTGGGGCACATGGGGGAGCTTGAGAGAGTCTGCAAAGGCTTGCGCCTCGGCAACAGAAAAATTTGTCGTTAGGAGAACGGCATCATCGATTGAAAGATCATATCGACGGTCTTGAGCAAATTTCTGCACATAACCCACAAGCCCACCAGGAAGAGTACCAGCCCTATGATTATATAGACGAATCTTTCCGTCCCACACTCCTTGCTTGAAAAGGGGCTGGAATTTATATCCTGGAACGAAAAAGGTGAAATAATCCGATAGCTCCTGACTAACGCCTTCGTCGCATGAGATTTGAATAAATGCTTCATTCCTTTTACTCACGAATATGTTGGACATAATAAAAAATATTCTATCCCTTCATAACTACTGCGAACCCCTCGGTTATCATCTGCTGATTGATGCTCACGCCATTGATGGTGATTTCACCCAATACCCGCCCATATTTCTCAAACTCCTTATTAATCTTTGTGGTGACTACAAAGTCCTGGTTGGTGAGTAGATTGGCCAGGTGTTCCTTGGCAGGTTGCCCCTGTGGGGTCTTCATTTCTGGCGCATTGATGCCACTCAAGCGAATCTTGGCAACATAGTGAATATCAAAGCCCAGGTCGATGTTGGCTTCAACGGTATCACCATCGAGAACGCGAACAAGTTTTGCATTATAGGTATACATAAAATTCCTCCGTGTTAATGACCACCTGAAATAAACTTTTCCCAGGCTATGACATCTTTTAGTTGATAGGTGCGTGATCCCAATTCCTTGATGATACGTTCACAGAGATCCATCATCTCTTCATGAATGGCGAGCACCGCTTTCGCATTGAGGAGATCTGAGTCGGACTCCATATACATAGCCAGATCACCCGTTTTTAGCACATAGAGAAATGGTTGCCAATTATACTTTTTGAGAGTTTCTTGGTCCAGGCGACCCATGTAATATTCGTACTTGATTCGTCTGAGTTTCGTGTTCCTACGCTCATTTTCTTTGAAGGCACGACGATGCACACTCAGGATGTTGATATATTTAGCATGTAACATTGGAATCTTCCGCAATTCGTCTGCGGGTTCTAATTTGTCAATTTTGGCATCTTTATTCCACTCTTCAAGGAGTGCATCCACTTGGGCAGGAGAAGGTTTGGATATGTCTAATATCATGGTGTTGGAACCTCATGTTAAATGGGATATTATATCACAATTGAGAACGAATGTCAATGAGAAAGCACTTCAATTTCATATATGTCATATCGGAAGACCACATCGGCGGTGAGTGGCGATTCTGGTGAGACGGTGGAAGACATGAGAATATCTGTTAAACTCGTGGGAAAGCAATTCGTCATTTTGACGCGAATATTGGGGTTGGATTTGGAATCCAAGATCGTGAGTGTCGCATCGGAGAATTGGGGTTTGGGCACAGCCCAGGCCGTGAGTCGTTTGCCAAGATTTTGATATTCTTCAAATTTTGCAGGAAATCCCAATCCACGCATCCAGGTATAGACTTCCATCCATCCCCTCAGATCTTCATCTACAATGAACGTCATGGAGAAGGGACTGAAGATTAACTTATCACCAGGTTCATAAATGTCTAGGAACGGTGTGGCTCGGTAAGCTTCTCCCAACGAAATACCTGGGACATTGACAGACTGGGCCCAATACTCAATATTCGGCAGTGCTGAAAATGCTACGGTGAATTTGTTGGGATGAAGTTGATTTGGGTTGCCTGGTGTGTGTGAAACAGATGGTATGGCCATTACGTTTGATCCTTATATGAGAATATCTCTTGTTCGTCTTCTTGTGTGTCTGCTTCTGCCTCTCCAGCATAGATCCAGCCAAGTATCTTATCGTTTTTAATGAAGAGAATATATGATTCGGTCTTCTCGCTGTAGAACAAATGGACTTGGAATGCTATAATACCGTTGGCCCCATTGTCTGTCTGTACTGGTTTGACTGTCATAACTTTGAAGTTGATGACTTCTTGTGGGTGCCGAGCCTGTGCCCACTTCGTAATAATCTGTGTATAATTCATCTGTTCGGCAGAAATGGATGCTGAAGTTTGTATTCCTGGAGTGTTTTTCTCGCGGCACTCGATACGGTAGCTTTTATCACCTGGATAAGCTGCGGCCATGTCCTCCGCAATGCGTTTTTGCTCAGTGCCACATTCATCTGAAGTGTCGAATTTATTTAAGACATAGGTAGACTGGAACCCACCAACTGGGGTCAATAACACCATCAGCAAAAGCCAAATAGCCATAGGTCTCCTTTATTGAGGTGAGCCCCAAGTATACCCTATTTATGGTGCGAAGTCAAGA